TTCAACAGGCATGGAGGCGGCACAAAAAGAACTAGCTGCAGCTATTGAGTCTGGTGATTCTAAGGCTCAAGTTGAGGCAAACAAGAGAATAGCGACTCTTGCCTTTGAAAATGCAAAACTTGAACAAGCTAAAGCAGCACAAGAAGTTCAAATAGAGCAAACAAAAGCACCAACTCTTCAACAACCTCAAACTCAAAACTTACCGGATACATCGGATCCTATAAACCCAGATCCTAAAGCAGAGGCCTGGGCGGCAAGGAATTCATGGTTTGGTACAGATAGAGCTATGACATACACTGCGTTTGAAATACATAAGGATCTTACTGAAAAAGAAGGGTTTGATCCTAAATCTGACGAGTATTATGCAGAGGTTGATAAACGTATTAGAGTTGACTTTCCGCATAAGTTTGGTACAAATGACAACAAGCAATCGACCGCCCCTGTTCAGACAGTGGCTTCAGCTAATAGAAGCGTAAAGCCTGGTCGCAAAACTGTGAGACTCA